GAACCCCCATTGGCTTGGGGGCAAGGGTTTATGCCAGGTCGTACAAGAGACCCTGACGACGACGATTGTTGGTGACCAACTGGCCACCAAATACCACGAACGCAGCACGGGCAAGCTGGTTGCTCGGACGCTGGAACGGGGTCTTCGAGAAGTTGCGGCCAGCCTGCACCTTCAACTTCAGATACTTGGTGTTGAGGAAATACATACTGTCAGTGACACAATCCCGATCAGCAATCAGCGGTGCGCCACGGAACGTGACATCACCAGTGACACCAAGAGCTGCCTTCCCCGCGCCAGTAAAGCGGGTATGGCCTGTGCCTTCAAACACGGCCTCGTAGTTCCCGTAATGGGTATGCGAAGCAACGAGAAGGGTGGGCTTGTCATTGCCCTCAGAAACCGCATTCCACATCTGGCCCATGGCCAGAATGCCGGTATACTGATCACCGATCTTGGTCAGGAAATTGGTATACGTGGCCAGCATTTCACCAGTACCAGCAGTGAAATCGCCGCGCTTGTTGTCCCACCACGTATTGGAGGTCTGCGAAATGCCACCCAGCGTTGTGCCGGTTGACTCTGCACAAATGTCCTGCAGGCCAATCATCGACTTGCCGGACTGGGCATTGTGGATCGAAGCATTGATCGTATCAAATGACTTGGTCATGGCCTGCTTGGCCTTGGCCGTAATCAGTTTGACCGATCCAGACTTACGAGACTCGTCGTCTTCAGTGTCAGAAATGACCACCGGGACGGCGTTGTAGCGGAACTGGTAGAACGCGGCCGTGATGCCGTCGTTCGCGTTGGTGGACAATACGTCGTAACCGTCGAACCACTCGGACGATCCAAGACCGTACATCAGATCTTCCTGGATCTCCTTGCCACCGGTTTCAACTTCCATGACACCCGAACGCTTGAGACGATCTGTCGTCGGATAGCTGTCGGAGATGTTATCCGTCAGCCGCTTCCGATGCGACCGCATCGTCAATGTCCAAGCCGCGTCCCAGGTTTCACTGGTGGTTGCAGCAGCCATAATTGGTACCCCTGTCTATGGGAGCATTCGCTCCCTTTGTTGGCGTTGTAGAGCTACGCCTTCAAACCCAGTGCTGCCAGCTTTGAGGCAAGCTCTGTTTCGGATAAAGCACCCGAGCCATTATCAGCAGCAACAGAGGGAGTAGACGAGGCATTACCAGCAGCGTTGCGCCGGACACGTTTCTGGCCAGCCTGTAATTGAGCAGACTTCTGGCCAGCAATTCCGGTGAGCAACTCGTACGCTTCAGCAGGCGTGTAGTTCTTTCTCGTCGCCGGATTCGGCACAGCGGTCAGGGCGCTGACTTGCGCCTGATACTGGTCAATATCCGGGTACTGCCGACGAGCGTCCTGTGCAGCGGTGTTCTGTGCCTGCGCGGACTGCTGGACAATATGCACAGCAAGCTGGCGAACTGCGTTCGTCAACTGCTCTACCTGTTGTCCCTGCGTTTCCACTCTCTGGCCCACGTCGGTCTTGACGACCTCGCGCATAATATCGAGGGCACCTTGCTCCTCGGGGCCGAGTCGGGCACGAACTCCTGCAAAGGGATCTTCCTCCGGGGAGGTAGCATCCACACGCGCACTCAGATCGTTCTGCTGGTTCTGCAACGTCGCCATCTGCAAGCGTTGCTGCAGACTCTCGTTCTCCCGCATCTTCTGCGCCGCGGCCTGTGTCTTTTGCGTATGATCTGCAACAAGACGACGGGCCATCGGTCGAAGTTGCTCGGGTAAGGACTCCATTTCCTCTATCGTTGATAGATTCCGTGGGGCATCCTGAGTCGCGTCCTCACCGGGGCTTCTGTCTGTGTCAGCGGCAGCCTCATCTTGCAAGCCGTCAATGGGGGGTGCTTCGCTCGGGGACTCAAGGTCAGCCCCCAGATCGATCACTCCACTGTCAGCAGCAGATTCGGAGATCCCGTCTTCTTCAGGAGAATCCGTTTGGACGACTTCGGTCATCTTATTCTGTCCTTATTCGCCGTGCGGGTCACCGACCCAACTTGGCGATGTGGAGGAAGGTCCGGGATCAGATTTCTGATAGCACCTGGAGCCGCCCGTAGTATCAGACGATTCCTGCACATCCAGTTCCCTCATCAGGCGCTGTTTGTGGCCGTAACTCTCGACCACAACGCCCAGCCCCGGCTCGAACTTCCCATACATGGACGAGTGCGTCGCATGGATAAAGTTCTGTTTGGGGTGGGCAAACACCCTGTTGGCCTCGCTGCCGCACTCAACGCACGGCCGGCAAGGCGTGACCTCGCTCCTTAATGAAAAGTAAACATCAACTTCCACGAAACCGCAAGTAGAACATTTGTAATCCTCCATTCGAGGCATATCAGATACCCTTCGTTATGCGGGACAGGAGCCGCAGGCTCACGTCCTTCTGATGGTCACATCGATAGTCCCTGTCAACCATCACCTTGTATCCCGCCTCGGCAACGCGCTCACAGAAGTGGAAGTCCTCTCCCTTGCCGTCACGCATCTCAAATCGAGGCTCTTGAATCGCCTCGACCAGCTCTTTTTGCAGCACCATACAGCCACAGCCCACGGCATCGACGTTGAACAGGCGCTCTTTGGGCCACCGCCGCTGGGGGATCGGCGCGTAGTTCTTGTCTGGCATTCTGAACCAGGTGTCCCACACCAGTCCCTCCATCGTCAGATGCTGGTAGATGCCGTTGAGACAGGGAAATTCGTCGGCATGATCCAGCAAATTCAGGTTCTTCGGTGGTACTGTATCCGCATCGACCATCCACAGGTGAGTGCAGTCGCTTTGCAGAAATTGTTGACATATCTGGTTCCTGTTCTCGACCACGCCCCAGCAGGAGCAGTGGATGTCAATGTCTGCATCCGGCATTTCTCTGGCAAACCACATCAGCCAGCGTGTCAATTCCCTGTCAACGCCGGCAGCGGTGGGGATTCGCAGAAATACCTTCAAATCTCTCTCATTCAGTTCTGGTTCCTGTCAATCACGGCACCGGGCTGTGAGATTCTCTGGGCGTTGCTGCGTACGGCCGAGTTGACCGAACCGACGGTCTGCTGCACCTGACTCAACGGCGAGCCGGTGCCCCGGCCGTCGCCACCGATACTCTCGATCTTGCCAGTGGGCTGGGTCTGACCGCCACCCCCTCCGGCCTGGGCCTGGAAGGCTTCCTGATGCTCCTGCAGGTGCTGCTGTATGGTTTGCATGATCTGCTGGGCCAGCATCTGGTTGGCCTGGGCCAACTGCTGGAACTTGGGATCTTCCGGCAGTTTCTTATGCACCTCGGCGTGGGTTGTATGCTGCTCACCCGGATGCACCCTGACCTGCTGACCGCTCATCAGCAGCAGATTCTCGTACTGAGCAGCCCGCTGGGCGTCAATTCGGGCCGCATCCCCGATGAACTTCTCCATATTCGGCACCCGGAAGCTCTGCAGCACATGGCGCAGCACTTCGTTCCTGGGCACCTGCGGGAACTGCATCAGCCAGGTTGCCAGCGCGAGGGCATCTTCCTTCTCAATCTCCTCAAACATCGGCTTCATCGACGACGCTTCGACCTCGACGGTGAAACGGGCTGCCATCATATCGCCCCGCACCGCCTCAAACACCGGATCGTTCTCTGACTCTGCGACGTTGACCAGGAAGGCTTTCGGCTCATAGCGCACATCGCTGATGATCCTGGCGTAGTTGTAGGCCAGCTCCTTGTATACCTGGGCCACCTTGCCCTGCATCCAGTCACGGTTCAACTGACCGAACGAGGCTTCCAGTGCCGCCTGCGTGGCGGTGCGCCGGGGACCGCCGCCGGAGGTCAGCGACGAGACGTTGAGAATCTGCTCCTGGTAGTTGCGGTAGTCCGACTCCAGGCCCAGTTGATCGGCCGGGGGCGTGGCCTGCGTCATCTCCGAGAAGGAGTTGTGTACGTCGTCCACCCAGATGATCTTGCCGTCCTGGGCCTTGTCGATATCGTCACCGATATCCGGGTTGTTGGCCTGCTCTCCCTTGCGTCCCAGGATCGTGCGCGAGTTGCGCTTGATGCCGTCAGCCCGACGGGTCAGCGACTCGACAATGCCGGCCTGGGTATCCTCGGCGTAAGCCATGACCGGCAGGCCGTAGAACTCTTCCGGGGTATTGTCGTAGGTCAGGGACGTATAGGGCGTTCCGTTCATCACCAGAAAGCCGCCTCTGGGGGTGAAGTCGTCAGTAGCGACCATCTCGCCGGTAAGCGGGTCCGGTGCCATGCGGGTTTCCCCGGCAAGGAACGGATGATCGATCTCCAGCACCGGCTTCTTGACGCCCTGCGCGAAGATGTACTGTTTTTTGTGGATGCGGTCATGCACCTCGCGGAACAGCACGTACTCTCCGAGAATACGTGACTCTTCCTGGGCCTTGCGCTCAACGTCTTCGCCCTCCTGATCCGACTCCCAGTCCCCGAGCATGAGATCTTCCCGGTCATCGGCGGTCAGGGGCTTGATATCGGCCTTGTGCTGCAGGCGCTCGTCGGCTTTTACGAACTCCATCGGCACCAGCATTTTTTCGTAACAGTAGCGTTGGTGGCCGAACACATGGTTGGGCGTGACGATATCGCCAAAGAAGTTGAACGGCGACACGCGCAGGGTAGCGACCATGCCGTTCTGCAACGTGTCGTTGGCCACATACGGCGGCATCAGATCTTCATCGCCGCGAGGGTTGACCACGGTCTTGAGAATGCCACGGTAGGCGAACAGGGCATCGAAGACCATCTGCTGCACATGCGCCTTGGCATCGGACAATTCGAGCGCGTTGTTGATGGTCCGCTGCATGATTTCCGCTTGAAAAGCCTTCTGCGGGGCTGATACGCGGAAGAAGATGCGCGGGTTCTGGAAGACAATGGAGGCAATAATCTGTCGGGCCAGCGGATAGAACTGCGAGATCTTGCGGGTCTTGCTGGAATCGAGCGACACCACGTCGTTGAAATCGAGCCGGTACTGTCGATGCAGCCGACGCCAGCGACGGTGATGCTCCTCCATGAACTTTTCCGTATTGATAAACGTGCTTTGCCAGAAATCTATGTTTTCTTGGTTCATGCTCTGCGCCTTTGCTTGGCGACCGGCACCTGGTCGAGGATGTTGGTGCCAAAGAACGGGTTGGCATTCTGACTGGGCTGGGCGCGAGATGGCTGATATAAGTGCATCACCGCGTAACGCAACTCGTCGGCGGCGTGGTCTTCAGTGTGCGTATCGAGATCTTCGGGGTTGCTCTTGGAGCGGGGCAGGGAGGGCAGGGTGCGGCAGAGGTTGTCGTTCCAGCCGTCGAAGCAATGCAGCTTGCGCTGGGCCAGCATGTCGTTGATAACGCGCCAGCCGGTGACACGGTCGTTGTTGGCCTTGGTGAGGGAAAGGCCCTGCTGCAAAAATACGTCAGCCGGCGACTGGTTGACCACTTCCGACAGTCTCCGCTTGACCCACATGGAGGGATCGGCAAAGATCTGCTGGGGTCGTCGGCCGTTGGTATGCGGGTTGGCCGCGATCATCCGGTCAATCTCATAGGCATGTGTGGAGGCGGTGGAGCCGGCCTGGTAGTATTCACAGAGCCGGTAGACATGGCCGTCGTAATCGATGGTGTAAAGACCAAAGGACGTGGGCGAAGATTCGCCATAGTCGAGGCCCCCGAACAGGGGCCAATGTTCTGGAATTTCAAATGAGGGGATGACGCAGTGTCTGGAACTCCAGTTGGTGAAGTAGGCTCCGAGGGAGACAGACCAGTCACCTTCCAGCCAGGCCCGTACCAGCTCGGGGTCGCCAACGGACTGCAGCCTCTTGATATAAAGCGGGTCCGCATCGAGCAAGATCTTGTTGTCGGTGACAAGCGACTTGATCCACATGCGGGGAATGGCCGACTTGTCGTCCTGGATGATCGTTTCCGGTGCGCCGGCATCGATGAAGTATTCCTTGACCGCCTGGTGGCCGACGCCGCCGGGGTTGCCGGTGGCACGGACCCGCAGGTTATCGATCTTGGCCGTTGAGCGCAGGCAAGCCTTGAGTTTGTTGTAGCCCCCGAGGTTGGGCCAGTTGCACAACTCGTCGAAGGCGATGTAGGTATACTGGTGCCCCATGTAGTTGTCGGCATCGGCCTCGCTCTCCAGGTGGCGCAGCCGGAGGGTGACGGTGCCGGTGGCATGGGGGATACGGAACTCATGGACACCTACCTTGTATTCAGTTCCCGGAAAGGCGGGGTAGAGAACCTTCTTGCCCTCTTCCAC